TAATCACATTATCTTTATCCCACGGAAGTTGTCCTGCATCAATTTGTTCTTTGAGAGTAGGATATCCACTGAAGTAACAAGAATCAGTGTCACCGTAAATCATTGCTTCGCCTACATGATCATATGTACCTGTAATAACTTTGTTTACTTCTGCACTCATGTGCTTAACAATAGTACGTCCAGTTAAAGTAGTACTCTGGCCAATACGTTTATCAAAAAAGCGGCACCCAGGATTAAGAATAGCACCATACAAGCTATTAAGGTTAATTTTTTTGACAAGCTGTCTTTTGTCCCAATATTCAATTTCTGCTGCATTTCCTGCATCCTTTGCTTTCTTTAACATTTTTTGTAGATCTTTACGTTCACTATACCAACGCTTTAGAATACCTGGAATAACACCTTCAAATTCGGTTGTAAAAATTGTACCGTTTGAACTAAGCATCCAAGGCTGGTTGCTGTCAAATATTACCTTGTATATTTCAGCACCACTTAGTACATCACTGCCACCGTTTTCCCAGTCAATTGTAAGAGAAATATCTCTGCGTTGCTCCATAACAGCTTCGTATTCTTCTGTACTAAAACGTCCTTCCCAACTACCCGCAAAACTCTTCTTTTTAAGCGTCATATCTTCATGCACACGCCCCTCAGATACCTCCGGGCGTATTTGTCCTATGATTGTTTCAGGTGCCATATTAAGGGCTCTAATAACACTAGGATATAGTGAATTCAAATCCATTGAACCAATCCATTTGTGCAAACCTTTTTTTGGAAATGCTACATAAGCACCTGCGGCTTGTGTTGATTCATCATCATATCTTTTACGATTAGGAACTTGTAATCCTCTATTCCAGGCTTCGTTAACAATCGCTTGTTCTGTAACAGCAACAGCACCCATAGTGGTCTGTAGCAAAACAGTATTTGCATGAGCTAGTTCGTTACTGAGATCAATAAATCTTAGTTTTTTGTCCAGCTTGTCCAGTAGTGCGGTATCTTGAATGTTGTATTCAATGAACTTTCTAAAGTCATTGTTGTACAGTTGATCCAAAGTGCCTTCATAAGGAACTTTGTTTTCTCCAACTTCAATTTCGCCAATGGCATCAAGTCTATATGTGTGTCTTTCTTCATATGTGTATTTACGATATAAATTCAAACTATCCAAATGCACTCTGCCTATTAGGTCAAAGGTTACAGCTGATTTACCATACTTCTCATATTCACGTTTCTTAGGAAGTTGTCCCCACAAACAAAAACGTCTTGTGTCGTCTTTGCTTAGTACACGACTAGTTCTGTTTACAGTATATGGAATATCATATCCTTCACTGTTCCAACCTGACAAAATATCAGCATCTTCAATTAATGTTAAGAAAGTATCAATCATTTCACTTTCTTTTTCAAACAACATTACATTGTCAATACCTTCAAGTGTTTTCTTTGCTTCGTCCATAGTAAGTGTCTTAGGCGGCACAGCCAAACATACCATTGTTTCTAGCCACTGCAAGTATACACTAATACTTGTAATCGGCATAAACGGATCACTAGGATCAGCAAAGCCACGCTCTGGATCAAAGTCAGTCTCAATATCAAAGAACGCAATGTTTAGTTTAGGTGCATCTTGATTAAGATAGTTTTCGCTCAAACACTGGAAGATTGGATTGATATCACTTTCAAATAAGTTTTTGCCTTTGTTAATAGCAACTTCTTTGCGGAAGTCTTTTGTACTCTTACAAACAACTCGTGTAAGGGGATCACCATAAACACTTTTGTATTTTCCTCTAAGATCCTCGTAATAAAATGTATATTTTGCGTTATACTCGTGATATTGTCTCTTGCCGTCTTTGCGCTCTACTACACGAATAATATCTTGATCTCTGTCAAAATGTGCATCTACATAACTCATTTTTTATTCCTGTCTAACCATTTTTTTGTTTTTCTATAAAATCCGTCAAAAGTAAAGTGATGCTTCATAAGTCTTCGCCATTCTCCTTCTGGTACCCATTTTGTTTCTAATTCTATTTTAACATCATGTTGCAAAGGAGTCAAGTACGCAATTACATTTCCTGCTTCAAGTGTTATTTCACTTGGTCCTAAAGAAGGTGCTATAAACATATTAACTGCTGTTGCTGATTGGTACGCAAAATTTAATTCTCCTGGTAATAAATTAAATTGTCCTAATTGTTCTGTATGATGCCAACTCGGATTATGCATTAAAAAAGGAATATCTCTGCAAGGACCTTCTGCTGTAACTAGCCACGGACTCATTAATTTTACATGTGTATAACCTTTAAAAGCACTGTTCCATTGATCAGGATGATGTTGTTGAACAAAATGTTGTTCTTCGCCTTTAGGAACTCCTGGTACATCAACATCAATAATTTGGCCGTTATCGTATTTGATACGTATGTCTTGCCATAGTGGGATATTAATTGTATTTTTAAATAAGTCGACCATTCCGGGACAACTATTCATATTCGGAAATAATTTATCTTTTGAAACTTTTAAAGTTTTAAACCAGTCTGGAACAAGTTGTCCTGCTAGTTTTGGGGGAAACATATCTATCAATTGTTGTGTGTGATAGGTATGAAAAGTCAATTTGACTTTCTTTTCTTTTTTAAACATTCATTCTCCGTTGCTTATGGCCAACTTAACCTTAATCATGCCTGGCAATTGCCATTGGCGTTAATAGTACTTATTACAGGACAAGTCCTGCAACATAAATTACGGTTAATCCTGCGTTAAGAACAATAAGACTACGTTCTTTCCATAGAATACCTATCAATACCCATAGTGAATTACTTGCAATAAATGCATAAATGTACCATGGGTATATATTAAATGCGGCCATTGTTGCCGCGACCAATAAACATGCTGTACTAAACCATGCTAGTGGTTGATAGGGTTTTACCACCATAGTGCTGCAACTCCATATCCAAATACATTAATAACAGCAAAGTAACCTGTTAGTAACATTACCCATGCCGCGCCTCTGCGTACAGCTGCGTAGCATTGTGTAACCGATCCTACAAAGAAGAACGGATATATAATTAGCATGTTTGGGTCTTTAGCATTAAATGCCAAAGTCAAACTTGCCATAACTGTAAATATAAAGCTGACAAGTTCAAATGCAAATGCAATTTTGTCGCTTTTATAACTGTTGATCCAAAAGTCTTTAATTTTTTGCACTACTTGTCCTTACCAACTGTAACAACTAGTGTTTCTAAATCGTCAAACTCGTCATATACACGAGCCCAATCACCTTTCTGTGCAATCTTAATTGCTTTGTTAATTAATCCTGGTTTAATATCTAATTCTTCTGCTACTGCTTTTACAGTATCTTTCAAGCCTGCATTTAGATCTTCGATCTCTTGCAACACTGTAACACCTTCGTTAACAAGACGTTCTAGTTTTGCTTTTTCTTCAGCACCATAGGTACGTTCACTCATAATTTACTCCTTGTAATTTAAGTATATTATACGTTATTTTTTAGGGTTTGTCAAGTATTATTTTTGCTTTTTTTCTTCAAGCATTTTAAGAAGCATATCTTTGATAGATTCGTTCTTTTTGGCGTTTTTGGTTGCTGTAGCATACATTACTGCTTCTGCATCTTTGCCATAGCGATCTTTGAAATCGCTTTTGTTTTTCTTCATACCTTTTACAATACGTTCTTTTTCTTTTGTTTCGGGCTTTGTAAGTTCACGCTCTTGTATAGATTCTTGCATGCTGTTTGCAGCTGCGTTTGCTGCTTTTTTAACTTCTGCTTCGTCTGCTTCTGGCATTATTGCTTTGATAGCACGATATATTGCTTTATATAATTCACCTGTAGGACTAAAGCCAATTTTTTTAGCAATAGTGCCCTGTCCAAAACTCTTATCAATTGCGTTTACAAACGGGTCGTCTTCATCTTCGCCAACTAATTTATTTCTAGCCGGGTGTGGAGATTCGTTACCACCGGGTTTGCTACTTTTAGTAAATTTATCTTTGCCTTTAAGTTGACCTGCAGGTCCTTCTTTTTGTGTTTCGTTTAATGTAATACCAGCTAATCTAGCAAAGTCAGACATACTATACTCTTTGTCCATCTGTAATGAACCTTCTTGTACTTGTACATTCTCTTGTATTACTGCTGGAGTTTCAATAGGTGCTGAACCACCTGCCATTTGCATAAGAGCTTTTTTGTCTGCTTCTGGATTAGAGGGAAATAGTTCCCTCATCCTTGCACTCATTTCATAAAAATCACTCATGTTCTATTTGCTCTTAGCACTTGTACTTTTTTAATTACACGTTCAACATCTACAGGCATAATTTTCGGAAATTTCATTTTTAAACGCTTACGAATTCTATCATCGGGTAAGTAGTTCATTTTACTACGAGCAAATTCTAAATACTTTGGAAAGTCATCTTCGGGACCGTTCATAAAAGTACTCCACATTTGACCAAAGTTAAGTTCTTCATTTTTTTGTGATTGTTGATAAAATTGTAAAAACTCTTTATGGTTCTTATGCATTGCTGCAACATCTTTGTTCTTCATGTATAATCTTAGCCAGCCTTTGTATTCGGGACTGTCTCCTATGGTTTTTTCTTTCTTTTTAAACCAGTCAAATATACCTTCAGAAACTCTCATTGTATTTTACCTTACTTAGCTACGCAGTTGTTAACTCGCTTGCCGCCCTTCATCTTAGTCTTAGGGCTACCAAGTTTTTTATTACTCCAACATGCAGGTCCGCCTGCTGGTGATTCTTCTTCTTCTTTTACTTTTTTAGCAACTTTTGCTTGCATTGATTCTAAGTATGCCTCTTCAGTCATTGTCTTAGAACGTTTTAAAACATTTTTTGCTTGCTTTGATTCTGCAAATTTCATATCGTAATCCATAGCATGGTATACTGATCCAATGTAATCTGCTGCTTTTGTAATTTTTGATTGTTGCCAACCTTCAATGCCTTCAGCTTCACTTACTGTTTTAAGCATAT